GACACACTTTCTATCAGAAGGAGAAATGCAATCACTTATAGTGACCTTCAATACAAAGTCTTGTCTGTTAGTTATGAAATGTTCTATCATTTTACTTTATCAGAATTGTCTGCAATATCTTTGTCTTCACGTAGTTCAATAAACACGGGGAGAAATAAAGATTCTACATTACCGCCCTTGTCCTGTATACGAGCATTATATTTCACCGTAGCAATTTTTCCTATAACAAGTTTGCCATAAGCATCACGCTGTTCATCAGTATATCCTGAGCCAACATTTACTCGAATTTTACCATCATTGGATTCACATACTAAGGCACCGAGACGACCTTTGTTCTTGCCTGTACCTTCTTCCCAATCTACAATACGAAGATCACACTCAAGTTCGCCCTTAAACTTAATCTGCTCCTTGGAACGCTTGTCCTCCCAGATACCATCTTTGGATTTTAGAATAGTGCCTTCTTGACCTTCGGAAAGAAACTTCTCAAAAAGTCTTTGCGCTTCATAAAGATTGTCTACAGGCTTTGTCCAAACCATATTCACATAATGCTTGATCTGAGAATATTTGTTGGACATATCTTGCATTGCATTACTAAGTTTAGCAAGACGATCTACGTATTTTTCCTCATGCTTACCTACGGTGAATGATTCATACGGAATCGCATCCCAAAGAGTTGCCATAACTTGCATTGCTTCGGTTTGGCTCATTGTGCCTTTAATCGCCTTCGAAAGAATACCGTTGCCTGTCTGGCGGTTAACAGGTTTGCCTGCATAATCGGCAATTAACAGCTCACCATCAAACACCATATCCGCCTTGTAGTGTTCTGCCATTCGAATAAAGGGCAAGGCAAATGTCTTATTCGGAATGTTCAGTTCTTTACCATTACGAGACCTAAACTCTACTTCTCCGTTTTTGACGATAGCATTGAATCGCATACCGTCGAGTTTAAGCTGTACGAGCGCTGGCCATTGTATTTTATCAACGAGCTTTTGGTCGTATCCAGAAGCCAACATAACTGGGTACGTCGAGATAAGTTTTGGCCAAATTTTGTTTGCTGTTGCTTCTGATACCCCGCATCGGAGATCTTTTGCAATAATACGCTCAATGATTTTTGCATCTTGCTCAGTAAGTGATTCTAAAATGTTTTTAAGATGATCAATTGCCTTGTTACCTGTTACTACACGATTACGAAGATCGTCTAAACGACCTAAGGCATTTTCCAAAGTATTACTACCATTGCCTGCAGTATACGAAGGAATCTTTTTAATATAAAATTGATGAAATGGGTCTAAGGCATAAGTGAAAACTCTTTTAAGTGTTTCATTGCTCTTGTGCCTAATTAGAATTGCTTCTTTTGCAAGACGTGAATTGTCTGAAGCAAGCTGTTCAAAAATAGTATAGATTTGGCTCATATTTTCTCCTTTGTCCCTAAATTATAACATCTTAGGACAAAGAAGTCAAGCATTTCTCAAAAAAGGATCATAATTAGTTGTTATTGAAAAAACAACCTTATATTTAGATTCCTGAGAAAGAACTTGTTCTTTTGCTAACTCTATAGAGTCGAAATTTCTGTAGACACCAATAATAGTTTTTCTCTTTACTCTATTAATTTTGTCCAAATATTTGGCTTCTAGGATGTATTGATTAGCTATCATTTGATATTAATGGTATGGTCAGAGGGATAGCCCAAATTCAAATCTAAATTTAGATCAAGATCAGAATTATCTGAACCTGTTAAAATGAATCTGTCTTCTTGTGGATCCTGTGGACAGATTTCTAATTTACCATCGAAAGAATATCCCGATCCTCGAAGAAACATATCAAATTCTGAAACAACGTCATCGAGAGAATCAACAGTAAATTCCTTGGTCAATTTTGACCCTGTTCGATAACCATTCAAATCAAGATCTTCTGAAATAAAAGTAAATTTAGGCATATTCTTTACCCATAGTAGTTGTTTGAGTAATTGTCTCATAAAGAGTTTCAAACTCCTCATGATTTTGAACTTCTTGCTGAAAATTTTGCTTATGGTATACTTTTACCATTTTGCGAAAAATCTTTTTAGACAATTCTTGTTCTTCACAAATATCATTGATAGCATTTTTAATATAATCTCGCTCTGCTTCAATACGAACCATAGAATCGCTGATTTGTTTCATGCAATCGTAAACTGCTTTACGATCTTTAACATTGGATAATGAACTCATATAGTTTTCCTTTCAATATCATCTTCAACACAATTGTCTCCGTATTGTATCTCTACAATTTTTAGTGGAGTTTTTCCTTCATTACAAAGTTGATGCCATTCTGTAGTATCAATATGTAAACTTGCAAATTTAGAATAAATGCCCTTTAGATAAACATCGGTTTTTCTAGAATCTAACGTATAAACTGTAGCTACACCTTCTGCTACGAACCAATGCTCAGCACGCTCAAAATGTTTTTGCATACTAAGACATTTACCTGGCTCTACAGTTAATTCTTTTACCTTTACTTCTTTACCATAGGTATGAACAGTTCTATAGTATCCCCATGGGCGTTCTGTCTTAGGAGATTTCCATTCTTCTAAAATCCATGAACTAGAATTCTTTTTATCTTCGCCGCCGATGCCAAACGCAAATTCAAGGTTGTCATCTTGAATATCCATTTCTGGAATATTTGTTCGAGTTCTATCCCCACCATTGGCAAAAATAATTTTGTCATTTGGAAAAGTTTGTCTAGCTAATTTAATGGCGTTTCTTGCACTGTCATCGTCGTCATTAAACTCTATGACATAGTCCACCATTTTAAGACTTTGTATAATTTTACTTCTTTCATACCAAGACATAAAGGGTCGCCCCTTTTTTCGGATTAACCAATTGTCAGAATTTATTCCTACGACTAATATGTCGCCTAAACTTGCGGCAGTCTTAAAATAAGCAATATGCCCCGAATGTAGCGGATCGAAACCGCCTGTAACTAAAACTACAGTTCTCATTAACGCCTCATACTTGAAATGTCTTTTGCTTCTTTGTCTGAAAAAATAGGCACAGCATTGGACTTGTGCATAGTACCAATGCCAATAATCTTGTCGCCAGTATATTGCATCGCCTGCTTAATATTTACTGCGCCTCGTTGACCTGTGTCTACACTTTTGATATGTTTTGTACTACGATTCTCCGGCACTTTTAGAGTAGGTGCAGAGATAGGTGTGAAGGACTTCTTGGAAGATTTTTTAGAATCAGTTGCGCCGTGCTTGTTTAGCAACTTTTGCCATTGGTCATCTAATTCCCTGGCTTTTCTTGCTTGTTCGGCATTACGAAACTTCTGCTTACCTTTTTTCTTGCCTAAAGTTGTCAACCAGGGACCAATCAAATGCATCGTCATAATAACCTCACATCTACGTAACAATTATATTATAACACCTTTATCAATACTTGTCAAATGCTTTATAATGCCCATGATTAAAAACTCTAGGGTCTAAAACAGGATCGGGAGGCATTTCTCCGATATCTGACCATAACTCCTTTGGTTCGGATTCATTTTGGTTCTCTTCTTTGAACCAGGTCAGGATGCGTCCAAAGAAGCTTTCTTTTTTGGTTCTTTTACCTTGGTTGGTACTTTTACCGGAGGAGGCAAAAGATTAGGGAAGGCTTCTCTTACCAAATCTTCTTTCAATGATTTGTATTTTGTTTGAAGAGCTTTGTCTTTGGCAAAGCAAACTAGTTCAGCTTCTGACCAATGTATGCCCTCTAACATTTGAATAAACAAGGCTTCTTTTCTTTGTTTAGTCAAATTAATATTTGGATCCAACCAAATATAGAAACGTCTAAACTCAGCGAAAAGATTTGTTTCGGAATATCCCATCGGTACCGAAGTGTCCTTTTTAAAGGGAGGTTCCCCTTCGGGTAGGTATACTTTGATTGCAGGATCAAAATTCATTCTTAAAATTTGACGAACTACAGGATGATCATATGCACGAAGAACCTTAACTTTAGATTCTTTAGTTGCGGCACGATCCACTTCATCAAAAATTTGTGGGATAGTTGTTCTCATTTTAAAATTCCTCGATTAGTTCCATCATATTCTTCATTCTATTTTGAACAAAGAAATTTAACAGTTTACTTTTATCTTTTTGTGGTTGCCCGGTATAACTATTTATAATGGATTCTTTAATGTTGGTTGGTATGCTATCAAAGCTAACCAATTTCTTATTTCTTAGATAGTTTTGTTTAAACTCTGCGTCCTGTGGCATTAGTTCAGGATTTTTGAACCATTCATCTAACTTTTTCTGCGTAATAGGTTTTTGTCTAACACCATTGACAATACTATCATCTGCAGACAATACATTAGGAACACCGTCGCCCTTATCACCTTTAATGATATGCTCAAAAGCATATTTTTCTGGACTAATGGTAGGCTTCACGAGTTTCTTTTGAATAGGAGAGAATTGCTGCACGTTGTTCCAACGCTGCAATTGAATGAAATCATGGTCACCGGAAATTACAAGAAACGGTTTAGGTTCATCGAACAAACCATTCGCAAGATCATTAGTCTGAGACCACTCTGCCAATACTGCAATAATATCATCTGCCTCGGCGCCATCGACATTAATTACTTTGTATGGGAAGAAGTCATTGATCTCCTCACGAATCATTGATAAGGCTTCAAAGATTACCTTCCAATCGAACCCCGAATCTTCCCTTGCCTTTTTTCTTCCGGCCTTATAGTGGGAGAACTCTTGCCTGCGCCAATAATTGTAGTTGTCGCAGGCAATAACAAGCTCTCCATATTTTTGTCCGAACTTTTGCTTATAACCTCGAATGGAGTTTATAATCATATGTCGAAGAAGCGGAACTTCAATCTCAATATCATTACGACCACCCACTTCTGCCATA